TTCCTTGATAATAAAGGGGAATTAATTATATAACATATTTACTCATAGGAGGTAATCATGGTTGAAGAACCTAAAACTGTAAAAAAAACGACTGAAACAAAAGAAACCAAAGCTGAAGTAGAGCAAGAGAAGTCAGCACTTAAATTTTCTCAAAAAGATGTGGAGGGTGTAGTTCATAAAAGAGTACATCAAGAAAGAAACAAATGGGAAGATAAATTAGCTGGTCATGACATTGACGACCTTATAAAAGCAAAGGAATCTCAAGATGAAGCTGAAAAAAAAAGGGAAATAGAAAAAGGCAATTTTGAGAAAGTTCTTAATGAAACAGTAGAAAAAAAAGATGAAATAATTTCTTCTTTAGAATCACAACTGCATAATACGAAAGTTGATGAGGCAATAGTAAATGCTGCTTCAAAGCATAATGCTATCAATCCAGAACAGGTTAAGACATTAGTTAAACCATCTGTGAAATTAACAAAAGATAGCGATATAGAAATAATAGATGCCAACAATCAAAAACGATATAATGCAGATGGTAAACCTTTATCAGTAGATTATGCTGTTAAAGAGTTCCTTACAAATAATCCACATTTCCAAAAGGCAGGTCAATCTGGTTCTGGAAGTGAGGGAAAAATTGGTGGAGGTAAAACCAGTCCTTTCGACATCTTAAATATGAGTAGTGATGAACTCGCTGATAAAATGAGAGACCCAGACTTTAGAGATAAATATAATAAAGAACATAGGTCTAAAAGAAGTTCACGAATAGATGTCAAAACAGGGTAATCATTAAAATTAATTATAAATAAATAAACTTAGGAGGTTTATATGGCTGACGAAACGACAAGCTCAACATTGGGTGAGCTATACACAGAAATCGTTGCTGAAGCCCTTTTTGTTGCACAAGAAGCTAGTGTTTTAAGAAACCTAGTAACTAATTACAACATCACAGGTCAAGGTAAAGAAATCTCTGTGCCTATTTATGCTGCAGTAAGTGCTGCTGCTGTTGCAGAAGCAACTGACTTATCTAACACAGCAGTCAATCCAACAGAAGCAACTTTTACAGCATCTGAACATGGAGTAATGACAACATTAACAGACCTTGGTGCATCAACAGCATCTAGGAATGTTGCAGCTGACATTGGTAAATTATTTGGTAATGCGATTGCCAAAAGATTAGACCAAGATCTTATCGCTTTATTTGATGGATTCAGCACAGGCAAAGGAGCAGATAATACTGCTTTAACTGCGGCAACAGTATTTGAAGTTGCTGCTACATTAAGAAATCAAAATCTACCAATTAACGAGTGTGCTTTAGTATTGCCGCCAACAGTAGCTTATGATTTAAAAGCGAATGCGACTAACTCTTTTGTAAATCCTGCAGATGCAAGATTACAAAATGATATAATGGGAACTGGCTTTATTGGTTCAGTAGGAGGATTGAATGTTTATGAATCATCTAATGTTACTAATTCAGGAACAACTGGAGATTATAAATGTGGAGCTTTCCATCCTAGTGCAATAGGTCTAGCAATGAAGCAAGACATTAAAATCGAAACCCAAAGAGATGCAAGTTTACGAGGAACAGAAATCGTAGCTACTGCAGTTTGGGGTGAAGGCGAAATTTACGATTCCTATGGAGTTGAAGTTGAAGCCGATTCATCTATTGAGTAATAGATAACTATTAAAGTGGGTGGAATATCTGCCCACTTTTTTTTTTAACAAAGGAGGTTAATATGACTGTTAAAGAAATTTATGATCCGACTAAATTTGTAAATATAAAGAAAAAAAATGGTAAGATTATTAAAAGAGCTGCTGCTTGGGCAGAAAATAATCCATCATTATTAAAACATTTTGGTTGGACTGTTGTTGATGGTAGTGTTAAAAACAAACCAAAACCAAAAACAGAAGTAAAACCAAAAAGAAGAAAAAAAAAAGTAAGTAAAAAATAACATTATTATATAGGAGAATAAAATGGCTTTTTGCACAGTAGCAAACATATCAGAAATTCTGCCTGAAATATATAACTATGGGATTAGTTCAGCAAATGTAACAACCTATGGTTGGATAACTAAAGCAGAAAATGATATTAAACGACAATTAAGAAATGAGTGGTGGGCTAAATACCAGTCAGATAGAGTAAAAGATATTTCCTATCTAGGAACACAAGAGATGGATTCGGATAAATTAACTGAAAGCCAATTTAATAAACTTTGTATTTATAGAGTATTAGGTTGGTATCTATTTCCATCATTATCTAAATGGAATCCAGATGGACAAGAAGATAAGTTTCAAATGAAAATGAAATATTATAGAAATGAATATGATGCAGAATGGACTGCAATATTAAGAGATGGAGTAGAATATGATGCAGATGATGACAGCTCTATAACTAATGTTGAAAAAGAACCACTACATACATTGAGGTTAGTAAGATAATGGATTGGGGAGCATATATATTTTTAGCAGTATTAATTGTTGTATTCTTTTGGATAGTTACCTTAACATGGAAATAACAATTAGAACTAATGCAAAGTTAATATCAAAGAAGATTAAAAATCTAATGCGAAAAAGACCAAGAGCAACTAGGGCAGCATTAGGTAAAGCAGCAGAGTTTGCTAAAGCAGGTATTAAACAAAGAACACAAGAGAAATCTTTAGATGCTTTTATGAAACCACTAGCACCATATTCTGAAGCATATATAAAGTTTAAAGGTGGTAAATATACAGGTAAAGTGGATTTAACATTAACCAGTAAGATGTGGTCAAGTTTAACAACAAAAGCAGATGCAAGAACAGCAAAATTATTTTTTCTTGGAGAACCACAAAGATATGCAGCATATCAACATTTTGGAATGAGGAGAGGTGGTAAGATTTCTAAACCAAGACCTTTTTTTGCATTATCCGATAAACAACAAAAAGCAATAACAAATATATTTAGTAACGAATTTAGAAAGAGATTTCATTTATGAGTGAACGAGAAGATATAGCAGGAAATATAATAACAGTTTTAGATGCAATGAGTTCTCCTGAATTAAAAAAAATAACAAGAGAACCATTTAGCGAAGATGAATTGTCTAACTCTCAATTCCCTTGTGCATTTATACAAAGTGGAACAGAGATTAGAGAAGATAGATCACTCTCGGCAGATAGAGAGGGAACTATTGATTATGTCATAGTTGGGTTTGTTAAAGGAACAACATCTAACATTGACACTTTAAGAAATGAACTAATAGCTGGGATAGAAACAGCTTTAGAATCTGACAGAACTAGAGCAGGTAATGCTTTAGATACCCAAGTTGTAGAAGTATCTACTGACGAGGGTGCGATTTACCCCTATGGGGGTATTCGAATGACCATAAGAATCCTTTATCATTATGATAAAGGCACACCATAATAGGAGGTAAATATGGCAGAACGAGTGAAACTAATTATGCCAAATGGAAAAGATGAAATTGAAGTTTGGGATAGTGATGTTGAATATTTTGAAACATTAGGTTACACAGCAAATGCTGAAAAACCTAAAAAATCTAAAAAGGAGGATAAATAGATGGCGACACATACAGGAAGTGCAGGACTAGTTAAAGTAGGTTCTAATACTTGTGCAGAAGTAAGAAGTTTTACACTAGATACATCTGCTGAAATTTTAGAAGATACAGCTCTTACAGACACTTCAAGAACCTATGCAGTAGGTAAAAAAGGAGCAACAGTTTCTGTGGAATGTTGGTGGGACGAAACTGACACTAATGGACAAATTGCAATAGCAGAGGGAAATCAAGTTACCCTTAATTTATATCCAGAGGGTGCAGATAGTGCCGACTACTATTTTAGTGGAACTTATATTATTACTGGGCAATCAGTATCTGTTCCAACAGATGGTATTATTGAAGCAACTTTTAGTGCAACAATGACTGGTGCACTGACAAGAGGAACTGTTTAATTGACACGATTCAATTCATAACATATATTATTATTCATGAATAATAAAAAAGACTGGAAAGCGATTGATAGTGTCGTTAATCAATTTAACGAACATACAATAAGAAAAATAGAAGTGCCAGAATGGAAAGGTAAAGATGGAGGAGCATTAACTATATATGTAACTCCCTTTACCCTTACAGAAAAACAAAGAGTGTTTAATAGGGCTAATGTTTCTGATGTAGGAGCATTAGCAGATATTGTTATTATGAAAGCACAAGATGAAAAGGGTAATCAACTATTCACAATGGACGATAAACCTGTCTTGATGCAAAAGGCAGATGCCGACATAGTGGCACGAATAGCAAATGAGATAACTACACCGAAGACTGATTTACAGTCAGAAAAAAAAAATTAAAAAAAGACCATGAGCAATTTGCTGTGATGTTTGTAGCAGAACAGCTAGGTATGTCTTTAACAGAAGTTGGGAAGATGTCTGTTGAGGAATTAATACAATGGATTGCTTATTTTGAAGTTAAAACAGAAAAAGGAAATAAAAAATAATGGCAGCTACACAAAGAATGAACATTGACATTTTAGCACGAGATAAAACAGCTAAAGCAGTTAATAGTTCAAGAAAAAGATTTGATGGATTAAAGAGAAGTTTATTTAATGTAAAAACTGCAATGGCAGGTATTGGGTTTGGTTTACTTGCAAGAAACCTTATTAATACTGGTAAATCCATTGAAAGTTTACAAGTAAGATTAAAGTTCTTATTTGGTTCTGCTGAAGAGGGAGCAAGAGCATTTGATAAGATGGCAGAATTTGCTAGTAAAGTTCCTTTTTCATTAGAACAAATACAACAAGGTGCTGGAAATCTTGCAGTAGTTACTAATAATGCAGATGAATTAGCACATATAATGGAAATTACTGGTAATGTTGCTGCTGCAACAGGACTAGATTTTAGAACAACTGCCGAACAAGTCCAAAGATCATTGTCTGCTGGTATATCTGCTGCTGATCTTTTTAGAGATAGAGGTGTAAAAGCAATGCTTGGGTTTAAAGCAGGTGCAACAGTTTCTATTGAAGAAACAAGAAAAGCATTTGACCGAGTATTTGGGGAGGGTGGACAATATGGAAAAACAACTGAAGAATTAGCTAAAACATTTGAGGGAACACTCTCAATGATTGGAGATAAAGTATTTAATTTTAAAAGAGTATTATTAGATGCAGGTTTATTCCCAGAGTTGAAAAGACAATTTGGCGATTTGAATAATTTTCTTGCTGACAATGGAGAACAGGTAGATGAAATAGCAAGAAAAATAGGAGAAACATTAGGAAAAGCAGTTGCTGGAACTGGAGATGCTGTAAAATTTTTACATCAACATAGTGATGCACTCTTACTTACTTTAAAAGCATTGGTTGTATTAAAAATTAGTTCTATGTTTTATAATATGGCAACAGCGATTGGTGCAGCAAGTCTTGCTATGGGTAAGCTAAATGCTTTAACAAAAAAGAATATTATTTTATTAACTGCAACTGGTGTAATAGTGTTTTGGGATAAACTTAAAGGCAAAATACAAGAAACATTTGGTGTATTTAAAGATGAGATAGAAGAATTAGAAGAAATTGCACCTAAAGCAGAAACTGTGTTACCACCTTTAACTGGAGAAAAGGAAGTAAAAAAAGTTAAAGATATTACAGAAGCAACAACAGACTTAAAAAAAATAACAGATAAATTATTAACTACTGAAGAAAAAGCTCTCCAAGTAAGAGATGAATCATTAAAACTTTTAACAGAAAATGCAGCATTTCAATCATTAAGTTTTGCAGAACAAGTTAAATGGATTGGTAGAGTAACAGATGAATATGAAGAAGCAATTAAAGCAACAGATGAATTAACAGAAGCAGAAGAAAGAGCCAGAGATATTGGTAAAGAATTAGGTTTAACATTTACATCTGCTTTTGAAGATGCAGTAGTAGAGGGTAAGAAATTTAGAGATATTCTACAAGGTATATACAAAGATTTATTGAGAATAATGTTAAGAAAAACTATTACTGAACCAGTCGGAACATTTTTATCAGACACACTTTCTGCTGGAGTAGGAGCTTTATTTCCAGGCAAACAATTTGGTGGTTCAGTTGCAGGAGGAAAACCACATATAGTAGGAGAAGCTGGACCAGAGTTATTTGTTCCAGGTTCATCTGGTAGTGTAGTTCCTAATCATCAACTAGGTGGAGGAACAAATGTAGTTCAAAATATTAATGTATCTACTGGTGTTCAACAAACAGTAAGAGCAGAAATTATACAATTAATGCCAATGATTAAAAAAGCAAGTGTAGAAGCTGTGCTTGAAGAACGATCAAGAGGTGGTCAAATGGCACAAGCAATGGGAGCAGTTTCACAAAACTCATAAAGGAAAAATAAATGACAACTTATGCAATGCCAACAACAATAAGTCCAAAATCAGCAAGATTTGGATTAGTAACAAACACAAGAAGTTTTGTAAGTCCATTAAGTGGAGCAGTTCAAACAACAGCTATGAGTGGAGCAAGATGGACAGCTACATATACTTATCCACCAATGACACATGCAGAAGCAGGAGAATTTCTGGCATTTCTTATTTCATTACAAGGAAGTGAGAATAGATTTAATGCTTGG